GAATATATTTGACAGGATCGTCTCTGCGGTATCGCCAGAGCGGGCGCTGAAACGCGCTCAGGCAAGGGCGAAGGCATCGGCAATCTCGATGGCCTATGACGGGGCAACCAAGGGCCGGCGCGCGCAAGGATGGCGCATAGCATCGACTGATGCCAACGCTGAAAACGGGCCTGCATTCGTTCGCCTTCGTGATGTCGCCCGCGACATGGTGAGGAACAATCCACACGCATCGCGCGGCAAGAACGCGATTTCAAATAATGTCGTCGGTCCGGGGATCTTTCCTTCGGTCGTGGCGAAGAAAGAAAAGGACCGTGCAAGGCTTGAAGACCTGATCAAGCGCCATCTCGACACGCCGGCTTGCGATGTCAACGGGCAGCTTGACCTATATGGGATTCAGGCGCTTGCCATGTCAACAATCGTTGAAAGTGGTGAGGCATTGGTGCGGGTAAGGTTTCGCCGCACCGAGGACGGTCTGGCGCTGCCGTGGCAGTTGGAAGTTTTGGAGCCTGATTTTCTCGACACGTCGAAAGATGGCGTCCTGAAAAACGGCGGCTGGATTATTCAGGGCATCGAGTTTTCACCCATCGGCCAGCGCGTCGGCTATTGGCTGTTTGATACTCATCCCGGTTCTACTGTCTCCTGGCGGTCGAACACGGTCAGCCGGTTTGTTCCCGCGCAAAACGTCGCGCACATCTATCGCATTGATAGGCCGGGACAGGTTCGCGGCGTTACGTGGTTCGCGCCGGTCATTTTGAAAATGCGTGACCTTGCCGACTATTCGGACGCGCAGCTTGTTCGCCAGAAGGTCGCCGCTTGTTTTGCGGCATTTATTCATTCCGACGAAGATATTTCCGGAGTCCTGACGGATAACGGCGACGACTTCCAGGTTGAAAGCCTTGAGCCTGGTTTGATCCAAAGACTAAGGCCGGGTGAGGATGTGACATTCGGAAGCCCCCCGGAAGTCGGGGAATATGAGGCATACAAGCGGGCGGAGTTGCGCGACATCGCGGTCGGCCTCGGCATGTCCTATGAAGCGCTTTCGGGTGATTTGAGCAACGTGAATTTCTCATCTGGCCGCATGGGCTGGCTGGAATTTCAACGGACGATCAAACACGCGCAAAATCAGATGATGATCCCTCAACTTTGCGGGCCGATTGGTCGATGGATCATCGAAGGCGCAAGGCTGGCAACCGGGCAGAACGTCGAAGCCTCTATCACATGGACGCCAAGCCCACGCGAAATGATCAACCCGGCAGAGGAAGTGCGCGGGGCAAAGGATGCAATCCGCTCCGGTCTTTCCTCCAGGTCGAACGAACAACGCAAGCTCGGATACGATCCCATTGAGCTGGACGCCGAGATTGCAGCAGACAACGAACGCGCCGACACGCTCGGCCTGATCCTCGACAGCGACCCGCGCAAGGTCACAAGCGTCGGCAATGCAGCCGGTCTAACCGATATTCCTCAAGGAGAACAAAATGGCCGAACTGGTCGTTAATGGCGAACTCATGCTGTACGGGCCGGTCGGCTATGTTGATTTCTGGGATAATCAGGGTTTCACCTCGGCTGATGTCGTCACGGCCCTGGCCTCCATGGAAGGCGATATCACCGTCCGCTTGAATTCCGGTGGCGGCATCGCTATGGAAGGCTCTGCCATTTACAACGCGCTTAAGCGTTATCCCGGCAAGGTGACGGTGAAGATCGACGCCATTGCCGCCTCCGCAGCTTCCGTCATTGCCATGGCCGGCGATGAAATCGAAATGCCGCTCGGCTCGATGATGATGATTCACGAGCCTTCCGGCGTGACGATGGGGCCGGCTGACGAGCATCGCCGCACGGCTGGCGTTCTCGATACCATGACCGGCGTTTATGCCGAACTTTACGCGGATCGCACCGGGATTCCCGAAGCGGAAATTCGCAACATGATGAAGGCCGAAACGTGGCTTTCCCCAGAAGACGCCAAGGCAAAAGGCTTTGCCACGGCGACGACTGACAGCGGGGCACACATCACCGCTGACCAGTCTATCGACTATCTCACCTACAATCACGCGCCCGACTATCTGAAGGCGCTTGCAGCAGATCGGCGGGCGCAGGCTCTCCCGATGGTCGCGATGGCAATCACCGCCACGCTCAACCCTCCGAAAGGAAATGAAATGACTGATACTGTTGAAAATGCCCAGGCGGTGGAAGAAATCGTCGCCGTTGAAGTCACTGCATCGGCCAAGCCGAAGCGCGACCAGTCCAAGCAGATCATGGAAGTCTGCGCCGCCGCGCGCATGTCTGCCGCTGATACGCTCAAGGTTATTAACGATTCCGGTGGCGACCTGATCAAGGCGCAGGCCATCGTCATTGGCAAGCTCGCTGATGATCCTGTCCTTGGCGGTCCTGCTTCGATCACCGGGCACGTTGTCGCTGACGGTCGCGACCGCATGAAAATGGGCATGGAAAAGGCCCTGCTTGCAAAGGCCGGTCTTGAAGGCGGCGAACGCAATGAATTCTCTAGCCTCACCCTTCGTGAAGCTGGCCGTGAATTCCTGCTTTCGTCTGGCTTTGATCGCACGAAACTGCGCGACTCGATGCAGATTGCAGGCATGGCGCTTGGTATGCGCGGATTCACCATGGCCGGCCAGCATTCCACAAGCGACTTTGCCGAAGTCCTCGCCAATGTCGCCTACAAGTCGATGCTGCGCGGCTTCGAAGAATCCGGTGAAACTTTCCAGCAGTGGACCCGCACCGGTTCGCTGTCGGATTTCAAGACCGCAAAGCGCATCGACACTGGCATGTTCCCGGCGCTTGCCGAGGTCATCGAGGGGGCTGAATACAGCCACGCCACCATGACCGACCGTGGCGTGTCCGTCTCGCTTGCCACTTACGGCAAGATGTTCTCGATCACTCGCCAGGCCATCATCAACGATGACCTGAACGCGTTCACGAACATTCCCCGCAAGATGGGCCGCGCTGCCAGCCGCACCGTTGGCAACCTGGTCTATGCCAAGTTGACGGCTCCGCCCGTTTGGTCTGATTCCGTGGCCTTCTGGGATGCGGCCAGCCATGGCAATCTCGGCAGCGGCGCGCTGACCTCCGCCGCCCTGGACCTTGGCCGCGCTGCCATGGCTCGCCAGACCGACCCCGACGATCACGCAACGGGCGGGCTGAACATCACCCCGGCGTTCCTGATCGTTCCGACTTCGATCCGTGGTAAGGCTCTCGCCGCCATGGAATCCGAATTCGAGGTTTCCGGCTCTGACAAGCGCAGCCCGAACTACGCGCGCAACATGGCCACCGTCGTCTCTGATGCCCGCCTGGATACGGCATCCACTGCCGTATGGTATCTGGCCGCTGACCCGAACATGTACGACACCATTGAAGTGTCCTACCTGGACGGCAACAGCAACCCCGTCCTCGAACAGCAGGATGGCTGGAACGTTGACGGCGTGGAGTTCAAGGTTCGTCTCGATGCTGGCGTGACTACGCTCGACTATCGCGGCCTCTACAAGTCCACCGGCTCCTAACAACCAAGGCGCGGCTTGAAGGTCGCGCCACCCCTTTTCTCGTTTTCGAAAGGCTGAAAACATGGCTACGAATTATGTTTCTGACGGCGACCGGCTCGTCGTAACCGCACCCGCGAATGTTTCGTCTGGTGACGGCATTTTTGTTGGCAGCATCTTTGGCGTTTGCATCCATGATGCATTGAGCGGCGAAGATGTCGTCATTCAGCTTAACGGCGTCTGGACGCTGCCGAAGCTCTCTACTGATGTCTGGACTGTCGGCGAGCTGGTCTATTGGGATGTTTCCGACGCGGAAGCCACCACGACCACGACGACCGATACGGTCCAGATTGGTGTGGCTACCGCCGCCGCCGCCAACCCGACGACGACCGGCCAGGTTCGTCTCAACGGCACGTTCTAACTTGTGGTGGTCTGCTCCAAAGATATGGCCGGGTGAAACCGCCTATATTCTGGCAAGTGGACCATCTGCAAAAGAACTGGACCTGTCGCTCCTGTCGGGGCGGCGGGTCATCGCGGTCAAGTCCTCATGGTTGCTTTACCCCGAAGCAGACATTCTGTTTTTCGCGGATGGCCGATGGTGGCGAGATCCGGCACTTAGGCCGAAAGGCTTTCAAGGCTTGATCGTCACGACGGCAAGGGAATTGCCAGCCGGTGATTTCAAGGTGGTAAAAAAGGCATTGCCGAAAGCACTGTCCGAACATCCTGACACGGTGGCGCTTGAGCGGACATCGACCACAGGCGCAATCAATCTTGCAGTGCACCTTGGTGCAAGTCGCATCGTCCTTATGGGCGTTGACGGCAAGCTTTCAGCGGATGGCACAAGACATGCGCATGGTCTGGCGTGGCCATGGCCCAAGGGTGCACAGCCGGATTCATTTGCATCTCAGGTGCAGGAATTCAGGCGGATTGCTCCGTCAGCAAAAAAACTCGGCGTCGAGATCATCAACGCCAATCCGGAAAGCGCAGTTGACGCATTTCCGAAGAAACCATTTCTGGAGTGCTTATGAAACGCTCTGTCTATATCGGCTTCGATCCACGCGAGGTCGATGCTTTCGCCGTGGCGCGACAATCG